TTGCCTGCGGTTCTCGGGGTGCGTGATCTGCGTCGTGTCGAACGCGATCGCCATCGAGCCGTCGCGGTCGAGCGTCAGTGCCGGGTCGCCGGCCTTGCCGATCCCGACGCCATGCGATGTGCCAGAGCCATTGGCCCGCAGCGGGACGGCGCTGTGAACTACCGGCAGTTCGTTGAGCGACCATCCCATTGCGCGACGTGCCCCGCCTTGGACGGGTATGCTTCTGTCGCCGGTCTCGATCCCGTTCCTCGCGTCGAATCCAACTACTCCGCCGCTGGCGAGGAAGTCGGGGCGCCAGCCGCAACCGCCTGGAGTAGCGCCTTCAAGGGTTGGGGCAACGTTTTGCGGCGCCTCTGCGCGCGGCGCAGGATCCCGGCGCAGGCTGTCGGGCTCAAATAGAACCGCGGCGGCAGCGCGCCAGTCTCCAAGACAGCCGACAATGAACAGACGGCGGCGGCGCTGGGCCACTCCGAAGAACTGAGCGTCCAGAACTCGGTAGGCGAACCCATACCCGAGGTCGCCCAGCGCCCCGAGGATGGCACCAAAATCGCACCCGGCTCCTGATGACAAGAGACCGGGGACGTTTTCGAAGACGATCCAGGTGGCTCGAACGCCGGCAACAATGTCGAGGGCGGTCCACACCAGCTCGCCACGCGCGTCAGCCATGCCACCGCGCTTGCCGGCAACCGAGAAACTCTGGCAGGGCGAGCCGAAGACGACGAGGTCGACCGGCTCGATCGCATCGGGATCGATCTCAGTTACGTCACCGAGGTTGCGTTGCTGCGGAAAGCGGTGCGCCAAGAGGGCGCAGGCAAACGGGTCGATCTCGGCGCACCAGCGCCAGTCGAAATCGGGCGCGGCGAGCTCGGGCGCGCCGATGCCGGAGAAGAGCGAGCCGGCTTTCACGCCGCGGCGGCCAAGCGCTGGCGCGCCATCTCGGCATAGGCCGGGTTGAGCTCGACCCCGATGAAATCGCGTCCCAGCCGCCGCGAGACGAGTGCGGTCGTGCCGGCGCCGGCAAACGGGTCGAGCACCATGCCGCCCGGCCGACAGCCGGCGAGGATGCACGGTTCGATCAGCGCCGGCGGAAACGTCGCAAAGTGGGCGCCGGCGAACGGCGCCGGGGTGATCGTCCAGACCGACCGCTTGTTGCGCGTCGTGCCCACCGGATTCGCGGTGCGAAAACGGCTGCCGCCGTCTGGCCGCGCGAATTCCCTTGTTCGGTCGGTGCGCAAATGAGGCGTATCGCCAACGCACACCGCCGGTTCTTTGATCGCCGCGCTGTCGTAGTAGTAGCGGGCCGAGCGGGTCAGCAGAAACAGGTATTCATGCGCCGTCGTCGGGCGGTCGCGCACCGATTCCGGCATCGGGTTGGGCTTGGCCCAGATAACGTCGCGGCGCAGCCACCAGCCCTGGTCCTGCAACGTAAAGGCGACGCGCCACGGGATGCCGACGAGATCCTTTGCCTTGAGCCCCGGCTGCGGCATGCGGTTGGGCTGGGTCGCCGCACCGCCCTGCCAGGAGGCACCTTGGGCGCCGCCGCCCGGCCGCTTGGCCTTGCCGGCACCGGTCGCGTAGCAGTCGCCGAGGTTGAGCCACAACGTGCCGTCGGGCCGCAGCACCCGCCACACTTCACGCAACACCGCGACCAGGTGGTCGACATAGAGCCGGTAATCGGGCTCGAGGCCGAGCACCCCGCGCCACCCGTCATCCCAGACCGAGGGCGGGATCTTGTAGTCGCGCAGCCCCCAATAGGGCGGGCTGGTGACACAGCAATCGACCGAGTCGGCCGGCAATTCGCGCAGGTATTCCAGCGCGTCGCCGATGACAAGCTCGACGAGCCCGCCGGGATCAGCCGTCACGCTCGCGTTCGATCCACGGGTTGGCCCTTTTCGGCCCCAAGGGCGACCAGCACGTAGCCCGCCCCCCAAACGTTGCGGATCGCGTAGGGGGTCGGCTCAAGCGCCTGGCGCAGGCGGCTGACCCAGATTGCCGGAAGCCTGTCGCAGGGCGGGTCCGCCCGGTCGCCGTAAAGCACGGTCATCAGGCTTTCGTGCGACACGATCAGGCCGCGCCGCCGCCACAGAACCTCCAGCACCCGCCACGGGAAGCCGGTCATCCGCCGGCCGGCGATCGTGCGCCGGTCATGATCGAACCACGGCGGCGGCAACCGCTCGGCTGAACCCGCGAGCTCGGCCCGGCAATGCTCACACAGAGCCATCAGTCGGGTTACAATGTCGGCGGCGTCTCGCCGTAATTCTGAAAGCAGGTGTCGCTGCCGCTGTCGTCGTAGGTCGACCAGCCCGGGCTGCCGTTGTCAAAGGACTGCATGTAGAGCTGGCCGCCGCTATCGATCGCCAGCTCAAAGCCCGACCATTCGCCCACCGTACCCCCGCAGCTCGCGGGCTGGCCGTCGAGCGTCAAGCTGAAATTGCCCTTCTCGCCGCCGGGAGCGGCCGGCTGGTAGAAGCCGAACTGGTGGCCGTGCCATTGCAGCGCGGCCGCACCGCCGGTGCAGTACTTGGCCGCGGCTGAGCCGGGCGCGCAGACGATCGTCCCCGGCGCGCTGGTCTGCGGCATTGCTTCGGCACTGATTATTGCATTGTGGGCGCCGACGTCCGCAGCAGTCAGGTCGCGCGCGGTGACGATCTTGCAGCCATTGCCTTTGTAGAGGCTGTTGCTGCTGCTCAGATTGCAGCTCGACGCCGTCGAGCCGTTGGAATTGGTTACCGTCGCGGTGGCGACAACTGTGCCGGCTGTGGTGGTGTCGGTCAGCGTCGCACTGCTCGGCTGCAGGCTGACAGCGCTCGGCGCTACCTGCGCGACGGCGACCGCGACCGCCAGCGCGATGCTGCTGCTGGGCATCGCCGATCAGTTCTGCGAGGCGGTGATCGTCACGTTTTGCGTGCTGCCGCAATTGCTCGGATTGATGCCGTTGCTGCCGACCACGATGTTGCTGCCGCTCATGGCGAAATCGCTGGTGTCGCCGGAGAGCGAATAGCTGATCGCAGTGCCGTCGCCGCCGTTGGCCGTAAGTGTCGTCACGGTGCTGCCGGCGGCGGCATTGCAGGCGATCTGCGGTGCCGCGGGCGAGGCGCTGATCGAGAACGGTGCATTGATCGTCACCGTCAGCTTCAGCACCGACTGCGTTGTTACCTGCGCTGCGGCGTCGGGTTGCGCGAGCGCGGGCAGGGCGAGCGCGCAGAGCGCGGCGGCGGCAAAGGCAATGTGTTTCACGGGAAACCTCGGAAGGAATGGCAATCAGGGTAGACCTGAACCGAATCGCGGTGCTGATGCCCGGCAGCGCACGGGTAGGGAAAAGCGTTAAAGACGGCCGTCCTGCAGCGCCTCGAGCATGCCGAGGGCGGCGATCAGGATGCCCGCTGCGGTCTCCTGGTCGAGCCGGCGCCGGCGCCATTCCTGCGCCATCGCCCAGGCTTTGACCGGCTCCTCGAGACCAACGACGTGCCACAGGCACGAGCCCGCCGGCGAGGCGAGCCCGCCGACGGCGACGATGGTTCGCCAAACGTGCTCGCGCGCGGCCTCGATCCTAAACCCGGGTGCTGCGGTCGGCGAAAAGCCGGTGCGCTCGAGCCGGGCGGCGTGCAATGGGTCGAGGTGGGCGCGCTGAAAGAGGGTGCGAAAGTCGTCGCCGGCGGCGCGCATGCCGGCGGTGATGCGGCCGCGCCGCTCCATCGCGGCAAGGATGTCGACGGTGCGAAACGGGCGGGAGGGCACGCCATGCTCGTCGGCGATCGCCCGGGCAAAGCGTTCGACCATACCCTGGCGCAGCCGCTCGGCAGTGGGTCCGAGCCCATCAGCGGCGCGTCGCGAGGAGCGCTTTTTGGCCACGCCGTGACAATTTCGGGATTTCAGCCGCTGGTATAGCGCACGATCCGGCCGGATTTATGGCGCTTATGGCGCCACCCGTGCGCCGCCGGGCAAGAGCGGCGAGGATGCTCACCAGGGCCGCAGCAGTCAGCCTGCCTCAGCCATAGTCGTCGTCGGGTTCGTCATCGGCCTCGCGCAGCAGCTCGGGGAAGGCGCAGGCCTGGCAGCCCTCGCACCACCAGCCGGGGTCAAAGACGAGCTCCTGGCACTGCGGGCAGGGTGCGGCCAGCACCGCCTCAGGCATCGGCCCCTCAGGCATCGGCCCCTGGACCTCGAGGTAGACCGGTGTACATCGCGGTGCCGTTGGCGCGAGCGAGGCGCGCCAGGATGCGCTTGACCGCCTCGGCGCCCCATTCCTCCGCACCCGCCGGTGTGGCGATGCCGCGCGCGGTCAAGGCGCGGGCGAGCTCGCCCAGCGATTTGCAGCCGGCTTTGCGCGCCTCCTCGATGTAATGGGCGACGTCGCGGGCGTGCGCCAATGCCCGCGCCGAGCGCACCGCGGTGGCCCGCCTGGTGTCGCCCGGGCCGAGGTGCGGGTTGCCGAGCCTGACCCCGCGCGCCTTGGCCGCCGCCAGCGCCGCCTTTGTCCGCTGCGAGATCATCTCGCGCTCGTGCTCGGCGACGGCGGCGAGGATGTGGATCGTCAGCCGCGTCGCGTGGGGATTGTCGCAGGCGACAAAGTCGACCCCCGACTCCATCAGGCTGGAGATGAAAAAGACGTTGCGCGCCAGGCGGTCGAGCTTGGCGATGATCAGGGTCGCGCGGCGCAGCCGGCAGGCGGCGAGGGCCGCGGCGATCTGCGGCCGGTCGTTGCGCTTGCCGCTCTCGATCTCCTGAAATTCGGCGACGATCACACCCGCGGCCGCGCTGACATGGCGGGCAACGGCGGTGCGCTGCGCCTCGAGACCCAGCCCTGAGCTCCCCTGCTTGTCGGTCGAGACGCGGTAATAGGAGACGAACCGGGGGACCCCGGGCGCCGAGTAGACCCGGGCTCGCGGCGAAACGGAGTTTCGCCTGCCGCCGTCAGGCCAAGCTGCGCT